GGCGCTTGCGGAGCGGGAGGTCACCGAACGGGTCATCCAGCGTCGAGGCGAACATGCGGTCGGGAGCGTCCTGTTCCCCGAAGCGATTGAGTCTGCCGCCACCGGAGGCTGCGTGCCAGGGGACGAACTGGACCGTGCCGTCCATGTTGGCCCGCGTGACCATGCCTGGGAGCTTCAGGTCTGGATACTGGACCCTCAGCCGCTCGACCTCGGCGATGGTGTACTTCTTGAACGGGACGATCATTCGGCACCTCCGTAGCAGTTGAAGTGCTTGACCTTGATGGAGAACTCGGGGATCCAAGGAGCCTTCGACCAATCGACACCGATGAGGGCCGCAACCCGGTCTGCCCCTGGCCCGACGCAGCCCGTTTCCTCGTTGTAGCGGATGGGGATGTCGGTTTCCTCCCAGAGTCCCGCTTCGATCCTGGCGCGGTGAGACGCCACCGCTGCTGGTCGTCCTCCGGTTTCGAGATCCGGGGCGCGGTCAGATTCGATAGCACCGTGGGCGAGCAGGAAGTCGATGACCTCGTTGCCCGGAAGCCGGACGGTGACGGTGCCCGCCGGCGGGTGAGAGTCCATGTATGCCATCATCCGTTCGGCCTCGGGGTTCGGGGGGAACCGCTTCTTCGGAGCGCCTGCACGAAGCGCGAGGATGTATTCCTTGGTTCTCATTCGTGACCCAACACCCGATGCTTGATGTGCCCGACGAACACATCGGTATCGACGTGGATCTTGAACCCGTGGTCCTGGGCACGGACGCAGAACGAGGAGTCTTCGTTCAGAAGGTCTCCAACGGGAGACAGGGCGTCCTGGGTGAACCACGAGCCTGCTCTGCCCCGGTAGTCATCCGGGTGGTCCATCTTCTCATAGACACTTCTGTTCACCATCAGGAAGCCAGCACCCACGCCGTCTACTTCCAGGATGTCGTGGTCCTCCCAGTCCATGACTGCTTTCGCGTGGCCCGTCTCATCCCAGCGGTACATCGCAGGACGTGGGGGACGCTCGTTGGCGAAGTACAGACCGCTCACGATGTCCCGCCCCGCTTCGGCTGTTTCGAGCAGGCGGTCGTAGTGGTCCAGGCCGAACCACTGGTCGGTGTCTATCTGAAGGAACCACTCGGCGTCGGTGTTATGTAGGAACTTTTGTACCAAGAGGTTCCGGCCACGGTCGAGGTTCCCGCCGCCGACTTCGACGTAGAGACAGTCTGCGATGTCACGCTGTACCCGCAGGCCCATCAGCGCCCGCATGAAGCGAGCGTTCACGAACTCGTCGTGGATCATCCCTAGTGCGACAGACATTCACGCAGCTCCGTTCTCACGGCATCAACGCGCTCAGGGCGGGCCGAGTACCAGATGTCTGGCTCGAACGCGCCCATGACCGAGGCGTAGTCCTTGAACTTGAACCCGCCGCCCAGCGAGCCGTCGTAGTAGTCCAGCATCCGTGGGATACCGAACGCATCTGCCAGGACGATGCCGTGCAGCGAGGAAGAGATGACGCGAGAGGACCGGGCGATAGCCAGGATCCCCTCGGCAGCCGAGCGCGTCACATCGACGTGGACGTGTCCGGTGGCATCGTAGAAACCGAACATCCGGTCCTGGTCTTGGAAGTGCGGGACAACGACGGTATAGCCCTGCGGGTCGGGGTCGATGAAGTCGGTTATCAAGAGTCCGGGATCTCCTAGAACCGCCCCATCACCTCCTTTGACCAACTTCTGCGTCTCTCTTCCCCGCAGGGCTAACACCGTCGCCCTTGTCAGGTCGTGAGGCGGGAGTTCATCCCCACCGCGACCTGAACCCCAGACCGTCCCGGTGAATCCATCGAACCAACCGAGCACCGAACCGATGCCCACCCACTCAGCTTCTTCGGGTGAGGCCCACTCGATAGCGTTGCCGTACCCGGCGAGCAGCAGCCAAGAGAGGCTGTCCCCCAGGTTCGGGACCCGGTTCCACCAAAACAGTTTCATCAGTTGTCGTCGGTACGCAGCCACGTCGCCTGTGCGAGTTGCTGATCGCGCTCCATAGCGATGCGCTCCTCTGACCCGGTGGCAAGCCCCGTGGCGAGGATGTGCAGCTTGATGCCCTTCTCGTTGGCGGCAGAGAGCTGGAAGTGGTCCTTGGAGCAGTAGTCACCGAGCGGGATGGAGTGATACTTGGGGTTCACCGGCTTCTCGCAGTTGCGGAACTGGCAGACCTCGATGTATCCAGCGGGTGAGTGCTCGGAGATGGCGTCACGAAGCCTGCGCCGGCCCTTCTTCTCGATGGAGTCCAACACACCGCGCCCGTTGTTGATGCGGCGGTTCATCGGGACGGTGACGAGGTTCGGGCGATATTCCCTGTGAGCGATACGCTGCTCGCCGGTCTTGATCTCCCGACCCTGGTCATCGACGGAGTACACATCTTCGATGGTGTAACGCACCTTGGTCGTGAAGTAGGGATCGTGCCCACGGGCATCGCAGTCGATCCACCACTGACCGCCCTGGAGCTGGCAGTTCTGGGTTCCTTCATCGACGGGAACTTGGTTGCCCCACTGGTCCTTCGTGTACTTCTTCTGGCTGTAGGGGCAGATGGGAGCGTTCATCACGAGCCGACGCGCTGCGGCGTTCTGGCGCACTCCTTGGGAGAAACCGGGGATCGGAAGCGGTGCTGGCGGTGCCTTCGGTGCTTCTGTGTCAGTCATTGTCCGTCCTTTCGGGACGCGGGGATTCGGTCACCTGATGTATCCGACTGAATCAACGCGCCGGCCCCCCGCAAGGGGCCAGCACATCGACCTGTTCTTAGGCAAGGGTTCTCGTCAATCGTCCACCCACAGCTCCATGATGAGATGTTCGTTGCCACCAGTGAAGATGTCGGCCTCGGCGATGTCCACGAACAGACCTTGCTGGAAGGCGTTGCCGCACTCCGTACCGTCCGTTGCTGCGGTCGCTGCGTTCCCCTCGTCTGCACCTGGCCTACCGAGCAGGCTCGGAGCTAGGTCGGTGTTCGCCGACGTGAGGGTGAACAGCGTCATGCCATCGGTCGAGTCGCACTTGATGAGGATGTCCGTCGTCGCCGGCATGTTCTGGTAGTCCAGGGCGATAGCCGAAAGGACTCCTGGGCCACCGAGGTCCACGAACCGCGTCACCGCGCCCGTGCCGTCTGCACCCGACTGAGAAACGAGGTCGAGCTTCACATAGGTGGTGAGACGGACGATGACATCCACCACGCAGATTTCGGTGTCTGTGCCGCCTGAGATCGAGGCGAAGATGCCGCCTCGGATGGGGAACCCGCCAGAGAAGGCGTCGGTCGCAGCGGTCGCGGCGTTGCCTTCGTCCTTAGAAGTCGTGCCCACGGGCGACCACACGGTCGGGACGCTGTTGAGCGTGGCGTCGGTGAAGACCGTCACGCCGGCTGTGGTCTCAGCCTTCAGCAGCAACGTGCCACCCGTGAGTGCCGCACCGGCCACGCCGATTGCAGCGGGAGCGCCGTAGCGAACTGAGACGATACGACCAGGCGGGCAGTCGATGGTGTCAGACGCCGTGCCGGTTGAACCGCCGCCCTTGCCTGAGCCACCGACCGTCAGGACGATGCGCTTGTGAACGTACCGCTTCTTCGGGTGATGATCCCACGGGCGAACGATCCCCGTGTTGGGAAGTGTATAAGCCATTTCCTAACCCTTCTTTGCTGACAGGGAGTGAGGGGGGTCCGAAGACCCCCCTGACACCGTTTAGGCCGCAGACTTCAACGTCTGTCCACGGGTGTCGCTGATCTCCTTGAAGCCGTAGCACTGGGTGCCCACGAACTCCATGCTCCGGTTCGAGGCGTCGCGCTGGGTCTCGATCCGAGGTCCCCAGATCTCGTAGCAGCCGAGTGCCTGGCCGCTGGCGAACACAGCCCCGCCCACGAGGGACGAGGTGGTGGCAACCAACGAGGACTGGTAGATCCGAAGACCCATGTAGTCACCGAAGTAACCACTCACGCCGTAGGGAGCAACCAGGCCGTTCTCGTTGTTCACGAGGTAGCTGGCACCCGACGTTGCGATCTCCACGCGGAGTTCGCCGGTCTGCTTCGGGTCGAGGTAGCCCACATACGGGCCGGGGATGTCGCGCTGCTCCAATGCCGAGACGGCGGCGAGCAGGTCTACCGGGGTCAGGGTCGATGCAGCCGTGGTGACGCCGGAGAA